GCTGCTAAAGCAGTATCAGACGCAGGTGACGCAGCGTTTAGGCCGAGATTCCTTCCTTGATTTCATCAATCACGTGTATCCGGGGTACAAAGTCGGCCCTCACCACCGGAAATTGGCTCGAATCTTCGAGGAAATCGCCTCCGGCAAGAAGAAACGGGTGATCGTGAACATCGCCCCGCGCCACGGCAAGTCAGAAATGATCTCCTACCTCGCTCCGGCGTGGTTTTTGGGCAAATACCCGCACAAAAAGGTCATCATGGCCTCTCATACAGCGGATTTAGCAGTCAATTTTGGTAGGCGAGTCAGAAACCTAGTTGGGAGCGACCTGTACCGTGACATCTTTCCTAGTGTCGAGCTTCAAGCAGACAGTAAAAGTGCTTCTCGTTGGGGTACAAATTTTAACGGTGAGTATTTTGCTATTGGCGTTGGTGGTGCCTTGGCTGGTCGGGGCGCTGATCTATTCATTATTGATGATCCTCATTCTGAGCAGGAAGCCAAGCAAGGAAGAGCTGATGTATTTGATCCCGCTTGGGAATGGTTTCAGTCGGGACCCGTTCAAAGACTGATGCCGGGAGGCGCGATCATCGTCGTGATGACGAGATGGTCGAAGCAGGATCTGACCGGCAAGATCGTCGATCACATGACGAAAGAAGAAGGGGCGGATGAGTGGGAAGTCGTGGAATTTCCTGCCATTTTGAACGAAAAACCCCTGTGGCCGGAGTTCTGGACGATTGATGAATTGCTGGCCAAAAAGGCCAGTATGGATGTGCGGTATTGGCAAGCCCAGTACATGCAGGAGCCGACATCTGAAGAAGGCGCTCTTATAAAGAGAGAATGGTGGCAGGTGTGGGAGGCAGAAAGTCCGCCCCAGTGCGAGCACATCATCATGTCCTTGGACGCCGCCCAAGAAAAGTCGAACCGGTCGGACTACAACGCGCTTCTGACGTGGGGTGTCTTCAAAAACGAAGAGACCCAGAACTACAACATCGTCCTCCTTAACAGCATCAAACAAAGACTGGAGTTCCCGGATCTGAAGGCACTCGTGCTGGAGGAGTACAAAGAGTGGAACCCGGACACGTTCATCGTGGAGAAAAAGTCCAACGGTGCGGCGCTGTATCAAGAGATGCGGCGGATGGGCGTCCCTGTCTCGGAGTTCACCCCGGGTAAGGGTCAGGACAAGATATCCCGAGTTAATGCTGTGTCGGACCTCTTTGCGGCGGGTATAGTCTGGGTGCCCGACCGCAGGTGGGCATGGGAGGTTGTCGAGGAGTGCAACGACTTCCCGAGCGGAACCCACGACGACTTGGTGGACGCTACGACACTTGCACTTCTTCGCTTCCGGCAAGGCGGGTTTATCCGTTTGCCCTCTGATGAACCAGAGTCAATAAAGTGGTTCAAGAGGAGTCGGGGCAACGGATTCTATTAGGAGAATTTAAATGGCCGTTGATAAAAGTTTGATGGAGGCTCCTCAAGGGATCGCGGTGATCGCGGCTGAGATTGAGCCTGTAGAGATCGAGATTGAGCTTCCATCCGAAGAGGATGGTGTCGTTATTGAGTTGATGAAGGCGGAGAGCCGCTCGGAAGGGTTTGATGACAACCTTGCCGAGTACATGAACGAGGGTGAGTTGCAGAGCTTAGCGGGTGATCTGATTGGTCATTGCGAGCAAGATCTCTCATCTCGTAAGGACTGGCTCGACACTTATATCAAAGGATTGAAGATCCTCGGTATTCGTTACGAAGAGCGGACTGAACCGTGGCCGGGGGCGTGTGGTGTGTTCCACCCGCTTCTGATGGAGTCGGCGGTTAAGTTCCAGTCCGAGACGATCATGGAGACCTTCCCGGCGATGGGTCCGGTGAAGACGAAGATTGTCGGCAAAGAAACCCCGCAGAAGAAAGACGCGGCAATCCGCGTGGCTGATGACATGAACTATCAGCTCACCGAGGTGATGCCGGAGTACCGCCCCGAGCACGAGCGCATGTTGCTCAGCATGGCCTTGGCGGGTAACGCCTTCAAGAAAGTGTATTACGACCCGGCGCTGGCGCGTCAGACGGCGGTTTACATTCCCGCTGAAGACATCATCGTCCCCTACGGCGCGGCGAACATCGAGACCGCAGAGCGTGTTACGCACCGGATGCGGAAGACGAAAAATGAGTTGAGAAAGTTGCAGTACGCAGGGTTCTACCGAGACATTGATCTTGGTGAGCCGATGCGAATTATGGACGAGGTTGAGAAGCAGAAGGCCGAGGATCAAGGCTTCTCAGCATCGATGGATGATCGGTTCCAGCTCCTTGAGATGCATGTGAACCTAGACTTGCCGGGGTATCCAGATGTCGATGAAGACAATAATGAAACGGGAATTGCTCTCCCATATGTTGTTACGATTGAGAAAGGAACAGGGACTATCCTTGCCATCCGCCGAAACTGGCGGGAGGATGACCCGCTTAAAGCAAAAAGACAGCACTTCGTCCACTACGGATACATACCGGGCTTTGGATTTTACTACTTCGGTCTCATCCACCTTATTGGGGGACACAGTAAGGCTGCCACCTCACTCCTTCGTCAGCTCGTGGACGCGGGAACCCTCTCTAACTTACCGGGAGGTCTCAAATCTAGAGGACTGCGGATTAAGGGAGACGATACTCCCATTGCTCCGGGCGAGTTCCGAGACGTAGACATCCCAAGCGGTGCGATCCGCGACAATATCCTGCCGCTGCCGTACAAAGAGCCGTCGCAGACGCTCTCGATGCTTCTCGACAAAATCATTGAGGAAGGCCGTCGCTTCGCGGCGGTGTCGGATCTCAAGATCGGCGACATGTCAAATCAGGCTCCGGTTGGCACGACGCTCGCCATCTTGGAGCGCGTCCTCAAAGTAATGTCGGCTGTTCAGGCCCGCATCTACTACGCGATGAAGCAGGAGTTCAAACTCCTTGCGGCGATCATTCGTGACAACACACCGGATGAGTACAGCTACGAGCCAGAGATCGGCAACCGTCGAGCGAAGAAAGCGGACTACGACGACATCGATGTCATTCCGGTGTCGGACCCGAACGCGGCCACAATGTCGCAGAAGGTTGTGCAGTATCAGGCTGTCATTCAGCTAGCTCAGTCTGCTCCGCAGCTCTACAACCTCCCGCTTCTGCATCGTCAGATGATCGAGGTGTTGGGCGTCAAAAATGCGGAAAAGCTGGTGCCAATGCCGGATGATCAGACGCCTCGCGACCCCGTCACCGAAAACATGGATGCACTGACAGGTAAGCCGTTGAAGGCGTTTATGTATCAGGACCACGAGGCACACATCGCGGTGCACATGGCCTTGGGACAAGATCCGAAGATGGCGCAGATGATCGGGCAGAATCCGATGGCGCAGCAGATCACGGCATCGCTGCAGGCTCACATCATGGAGCACATCGCGTTCCAGTATCGCCGGGATATCGAGAAACAACTGGGTGCGGCGCTCCCGCCGTTGCCGCAAGACGAGAACGAGGACTACGACCTGCCGCCGGAGATCGAGGCGCAGTTGGCCCCACTCGTGGCTGCGGCTGCGAACCGACTACTGCAGAAGGATCAGGCAGAGGCTCAGATGCAGCAGGCCATGCAGCAGGCACAAGATCCGCTCGTGCAGATGCAGATGATGGACCTGCAGATCAAGCAGATGGAGGCCCAGACCAAGCAGATGAAAGCGCAGATGGACGCGCAGATTCAGCAGGCGGAGCTGGCTCGCAAGCAGCAGAAGGACCTCCTCGACGCGGCGGCACAAGAAGATGCCAACCGGCTTCGCGAGGCGGAGATCTCTGGGCGGCAGCAGCTTGAGGCGGCACGACTCGGGGTGGACATCGAGAAAGACAAAGCGGCTCGCTCTGCTCAGCAGGAGATGGAGGGGCTACGAGTCGGTGTGGATATCGCTAAGAGCAAAGAGAAGTCGCTCATTGAGCGCGTCAAGAGTGTTCAACCTAAAGGTGGCAGATGAGTTATTCAAACGCTCTGGAGTACCTTGACTCAAAACTCAAGGACGAGCGCACGTTGATTGTTGAGAACCTGATTCAGGGAAAACTTGATGAGGGTGAATACAAAAGGTTATGCGGGGCGTTACAGGGTCTCGACCTCGCTATAAACCACATTAAAGACCTTGCAAAACGTATAGAGGAAGAATGAGTAGCATCGACATTACTAAAACGCAGGAAGAGGCGGCAAAAGCCAAACTACTGCCGGACCCCAAAGGCTACCGAATCTTGTGCGCCATCCCGCACGTAGATGAGGAGTTTGAAGGGGGAATCATCAAAGCCGAGAACACTGTCCGTACCGAAGAGCTGACCACGGTCGTCCTATTCGTCATCAAGATGGGAGACCTCTGCTACAAGGATCAGGACCGGTTCCCGACTGGCCCGTGGTGTAAGGAAGGGGACTTCGTGTTGGTGCGCCCCTACTCCGGAACCCGGGTGGTTATCCACGGACGTGAGTTCCGCATCATCAACGACGACACGGTGGAAGCGGTGGTTGAAGACCCCCGTGGAATCCGCCGCGCATGAGGTAAGTAATTATGGCTGTAGAAAGAGAGGTATTTAAATTTCCTGATGAACTTGAGGATGAAAAAGCCCAAGCAAATCAAGGATTTGATGACGATCTGGAGGTTCAGATCGAAGACGATACTCCAAAGGAAGATCGGGGCCGCGTCCCGATGCCCAAAGACATCGTCGAAGAGTTAGAAAACGACGATCTGGACGAGTACTCCGAGAAGGTGAAGCTGCGTCTGTCCCAGATGAAAAAGGTCTGGCACGACGAGCGCCGCGAAAAAGAACGGGCTTTGAGAGAGCGTGAAGAGGCTTTCAAGTTTGCCCAGATGCGGGAACAAGAGATTCGTCAGCTCAAGCAGCGTATCGGTAACAACGAGCGCACGATTGTCCAAGAGGCTGAGAAGGCTGCAAACAACGAGCTGAATGTGGCTAAAGATCGTTTGCGGCAAGCTTACGATACTGGCGACTCGGCGAGGATTACAGAGGCTCAAGAGGCTCTGACAGATGCCAAACTGAAGATTCAGAGCATCGCCCGGGTCAAGCCGACTTTACAAGCTCAAGAGGAAAGTGTAGAACAGAATCAACAGGTTCCGGCATACCAGCCACAATCTGAACCGGTCTCTGACCCAAAAGCAGAGTCATGGCGAAGAAAGAACGGGTGGTTTGGTACGGACGATGAGATGACCGCTCTCGCGCTGGGCCTGCACGAAAAACTGGTCAAATCGGGCGTTGATCCTCGTTCCGACGAGTATTACCGCAAGATAGATGAGACTATGAGGAAGCGTTTCCCTGAATCTTTTGAAGACGCGGAGGAACAACCTCAAACGAGACAGGCCCAAAAGCCCGCTCGCAATAAACCAGCTACTGTTGTAGCACCAGCTACGCGGGGAACTGCGCCGCGACAGGTCCGCCTGTCACCGTCTCAAGTCGCAATTGCCAAAAAATTGGGGCTGAGTAACGAACAGTACGCACGTGAACTGATCAGACTGGGAGATGACAATGGCTGAAAATAGAATCGCTCGTGAACTCGAAAACCGAGAAGGCACTAAGCGCAAACAACAATGGACCCCGCCCCAAACGCTCCCTGAACCGGAGCCGCAAGAAGGTTGGGTGTTTCGTTGGATTCGGACTTCGATTATGGGTCAAGCAGACCCCTCTAATACGTCTGCAAAGTTTCGGGAAGGTTGGGAGCCTGTAAAGGCCGAAGACCAGCCCAAGTTGATGATGCAAGCCGACCCCAACTCCCGATTTAAAGGGAATATTGAGATTGGTGGGTTATTGCTCTGTAAGGCTCCGGCTGAACTGATGAAGCAGCGTGATGACTATTACGCGATGCAAGCAAAGGCTCAGATCCAGTCTGTAGACAATAACTTTATGAGGCTGAACGACGAGCGGATGCCGCTGTTTAATGAACGCAAATCCACGACCTCGTTTGGCAAAGGTAAATAACTTTCTTTTTTGGAGTAACAAATGGCTTATCCTACCGTTGACAAGCCTTATGGCTTGAAGCCGATCAACTTGATCGGTGGGCAGGTGTTCGCCGGATCGACCCGTCAGCGTCGTATCGCTTCTGGTGCCTCAAGCATCGGTTACGGTGACCCGCTACAGTTTGCTTCGGACGGCACTGTTGAAGTAACGACCTCGACGACGACGGCTCCTGTCGCTGGCTTTGCTGGCGTGTTCTTGGGCTGTAACTTCGTATCCTCTGTGACGGGTCAGCCGACCTACTCGCAGTCTTGGATTTCGGGTACTGCGGTCAAGGCTGGTACGTACATTGTTGCGTACGTGGTTGACGACCCGGACACTCTGTTCAAGGCTGTCGGTGTGACGGCTTCGCTGGTGGTTTCGACCACGGGCGGTTTCGAGTACACGAGCATTGGTTTGAACGTGGCTCTTGTGGCGAACACGCTGAACACGACGACGAACGATTCGCAACAGGGTCTGTTGGTCGGCTCGGCTGCCACTACTCGTGCGTTGCCGATGCGTATCATCGACGTTGTTGAAGACACGGCGTTCGTGTCGAGTGGTACCGTTTACTACCCTGAAGTTATCGTCAAGTTTAACGCTCCGTACGTAACTTCTGGCGTGGTTGAGGGCGGTCACGCTTACAACAACCCGCTGGGTATTTAATAGGAGTTCTGACAAATGGCTATTTCACGTGCACAATTACTCAAAGAACTCCTTCCGGGTTTGAATGCCCTGTTTGGTCTTGAGTACAAGTCCTATGGTGAGGAGCACAAGGAGATCTACGATACTGAGACCTCCGAGCGTTCCTTTGAAGAAGAGACGAAGCTGAGCGGATTCTCCGCTGCCCCCGTGAAGAACGAGGGTCAGGCCATTGCGTACGACAACGCGCAGGAAGCTTGGACGGCTCGTTACAACCACGAGACGATTGCTCTCGGCTTCTCCATCACGGAAGAGGCGGTTGAAGACAACCTGTACGATTCGCTGTCCAAGCGATACACCAGGGCGCTCGCCCGAGCGATGGCGTACACGAAGCAAGTCAAGGCGGCCTCGGTCCTTAACAATGGCTTCTCCTCGTCCTACGTGGGCGGTGACGGACAACCGTTGTTCTCGGCCTCGCATCCGCTTGTTTCGGGTGGTACCAACAGCAACCGTCTGACGGCCTCGGATCTCAACGAAACCTCGTTGGAAGCTGCGGTTATTCAGATCGCTGGTTGGACCGACGAACGTGGTCTCTTGATCGCGGCGAAGCCCAACAAGCTCATCGTTCCCCCGGCTTTGATGTTCACTGCCAAGCGCCTCCTCGACACGGAACTCCGTGTTGCGACCGCTGACAACGACATCAACGCTCTCAAGGCGATGGGTTCGATTCCGGGCGGTTACACCGTGAACCACTTCCTGACCGACACGAATGCTTGGTTCTTGACGACCGACGTTCCGAACGGCATGAAGCACTTCGTTCGTACCCCGCTGCAAAACAGCATGGACGGCGATTTCGACACCGGCAACGTCCGGTACAAGAGCCGCGAGCGTTATAGCT